ATGTCATGGGAGCAATATGCCAAATTGTCACATTCGATTTCACGTTTATTCACATTTCAGATTACAGCCAACCAGCATGTTTATTCATCCTAAATTAACAATTTGGTCACACCCCAACATTCACATTGAGTTAACATGTTAGTAACATGACTCGGCATATGCCAATATGGCATAAAATAATCGAATAATATGACATTATGGCATATTCCTTAACATTGATATTTAACGTATGATTTAACGTTATTTAACAGTTGGCATACATCTTAATTCGGTTTTTTCATGTACTTTATAAGCCAGGCCCCTTTTTGACCTGGCTGGCCCCATACTAGTACCATCCGGCAGGTTGTGCGTACGGACACAATTCTATTATTAGTAGAGGAGGGCCCATAATAAGAAATCACCAATTAGGAAAATTGCCTCTCAAAATTTTATTACTCATAATAGATTCATCTGATATTAACCAATCAAGGTGATAGAAACAAGAGTAGAAACAATAATAAACAATAATAAACAATGCTTTGTTTCTTCATAACTTATTGAAAATCAACTCTTTATAAGCAAATAAACAATATAAACAATAAATTATATATAACTATATCATATATAATAGATATGGCCAATATTTAACATATTAATTCCTAATACAAAAGCATATAAATAAATATAGCCCGGGCCTTGTTGGAAATTTTAGTTTCTTTGTTTTTATTGTTTCTACTCATTTATAAAGAGTTGAAAATCAATAAGTTATATTGTTTCTTATTGTTTACTCTTGTTTCTCGTTTGGACATTGTTTACATGCAGGACAGCCCATGAGGAAAATGGCTGTTTGGGAATTAACAATTTAATAATGTAACTCTTACCATCCACAAAAGCATATTTTTATGTGCTTTGTGTGGAGAGTAACAATTAATTAATGTTCTCAACAACTATAAAAGTCAACTGCATGATAAAAATGATGCTAAAATGCTTTATCATGTCACAAATAATCATCATATTTATAGCTGCTATTGTCTCACATAACATCTTTATTTCATGACAACTGACATAAAAGATGAACTCAAATCATTATTACCAGACCGGAATTTACCAATCAGCCTAAATTCCAATCAAGGTGAAAGTGAACAGAACATCGAAGAACAAGCAAACAAGATTACTCGCAAGAAGGATGACGCCGAGATTCGTCGTCTACAAAAACGTGCTTATGACAATCTAAAGCACGAAGGTAAGCTCAAAACTGATGGTAATCAAGAGTATGAGATAATTGAAACACAAGAATTGGAGCACAGACGTAAGCCTGCACTTGGTGGTGAACTCGCTCACCTCAATGGGACTACACCTCCGCAGGTGGCGCGCTTATTAAAGTCACTCAATATAAATCTCGATATACAGTTGACAAAGACCGACACCAAAAACCTACTTGCAACACTCCTTACATGCAATGAATACCAACTTAAAGGTCTAGCAGCAAATAACAAAACTCCATTAGCTATCAAAATTGTCATTAAAGCATTACAAGTAGCAGCTACGACTGGTGACATGTCAGTAGTTGAGTCTCTGTGGAATAGAATATTCGGTCCAACAGCATTTCAAATAGATTTGGGCCAAGTCCAGGGACAAGCAGGTGCAAATGGCATGCTACCTCAAGGCCCGATGAGCCGTGAAGCTTATGTGATGATAAGAGAGACTCTCATTGGCATAAAAGAGCAGTAATATGGTCACTACTATAGCAAAAGGCCAGATTGATGTAATTGAAGCACTTAGACTCGAACTGTTATCAGACTTAGAGTCGTATGTGCGTGCCATGTATAAAGCACAGTACAAACGGAATTTCATTGTCAATGCTCACCATAAACAGCTGTTTGCCGCACTCATTAGAGTGGTCGATGGAGACTGTAAACGGCTTATTATTAACATGCCACCACGATATTCCAAGACAGAAGTAGTCGTTAAGATGTTTATTAGTTGGTGTTATGCCCTTAATTCTGCATGCAAGTTTCTGCACTTGTCATACTCAGACATGCTTATTAAGGACAACAGCGATACTGTTAGGCAGATTATGATGTTGCCTATATACGAACAGCTGTTTCCAGGTAGTAAACTCGAAAAGACCAAGTCAAGCTCTAGTAGATGGAAGACTGAGCATGGAGGTGAGATGTATGCAGTATCAACACAAGGTCAGGTTACTGGGTTTGGTGCTGGTAAGGTCGATGATGACGAAACAGGTAATATAGACACATCATGGATTAACACAGATGATGAATTTCTGCAGAAGTTAGGCCTTATTAATGCGAACAGCAATATCTTTGAAGGCGCACTAGTAATAGATGACCCATTGAAACCTGAAGATGCAATGTCGGACACAGTACGTGAACGAATCAATACACGGTTCGAATCAACAATACGAAATCGTGTCAATAGTAGAAATACGCCAATCATCATTATTATGCAGAGGTTGCATGAGCATGACTTATGTGGGTATCTGCAAGAAATTGAGCCAGACGAATGGGAAGTGTTGTCGTTACCTGCAATTCTTGTTGATGAAGAAACTGGTGAAGAAGAAGCACTGTGGCCAATGAAGCATACACTCGAAGAGCTTCACAAGATGAGAGCAGTCAACTCACTCATCTTTGATACTCAATACATGCAGAACCCAAAACCTAAAGAAGGCCTCATGTATAGCCAAGGCTTTCGCACATATCAAACTGTCCCACACGATCCCAAAAATAAGATTTGCAACTACACAGATACTGCTGACACAGGTTCTGACAGTCTATGCTCAATCAATTTTGTTGAGACTCCAGAAGTTCTATACGTGACAGATGTTTTGTTCACTAGTAAACCAATGGAGTACACTGAACCTGAGACTGCTAAGATGATACAGCTTGGGCGCGTGCAGCTCGCGCGTATAGAAAGTAATAATGGTGGACGCGGGTTTGCGCGGGCTATAGAAAAGATACTGCGTCGCTCATATAAAAATCACAGAACACAAGTAACTTGGTTTACTCAGACACTCAATAAGTTTGAACGTATATTCAATGCATCTGCAGAAGTCCAGAATATGATTTACTTTCCAGAAGACTGGGCTACAAGATGGCCACAGTTTTATCAAGCAATTACTTCATACAGAAAAGACAACAAGCGCAAGACTATGCATGATGATGCACCAGATGCATTGACTGGAGTGTATGAAATGCATTGCAAAGCTGGCAAGAAAAAGAAGTTAAAACAGATGAATTAAAAGTGTTAAAAAATGTTAAAAACGCATTTTATATGCAATTTTTTATTATATTTGTATACCAATAATTATTGAGTTTTCACGGGTAAAGAACGCAGTAATAAAGAAAACAAGTTTAAATTCAACAATCTAAATTTTAATCCTATGTCAGTATGTGGATGCCCCGTTGCTGCTGCTTTACCAGATGTCGTGGTAGATGCATGTCCTGTTAAGTTTGGACAAACCCAAAAACTCATTTTCCAACGTATCAGAAAAGCTGATGGCACGAAGAACTTTCTCGCCTCTGTTATCCTGAAAGCAAGTTGGACTCCTTTATTGGTCGCCGCAGATGGCACCAAAGTTGTTGTATCTCCTTTCGTACAAGGGCCAGCCGTTGAACCAGGCGGCGCCAAAATGTTTGGTGGTGGCAATGCTACTCTTGGTGGCATGGAAATGGTCATCGGCAAAGACCCAACTAAATTCACTGCAAACTTGTTCGGAATGGCCCAAACAACCATCAACCAGCTAAAAGCTCTTGCTTGTGAAGAAATTGGTGTATACCTTGTCAACGACAGAGGCCAGATCGGCAGCAAAACTGTTGACGCAACTCATCATTACCCAATTCCAGTGAGCACCTTCTTCGTTGGTGACTTGAAGATTGGTGGCCTTGAAGAACCGGATGCAAATGTCATTTCGTTCTCTTTCGCACCCAACTGGAGTGATGATTTCGCTTTCCAAACTCCAACTGATTTTGACGCACTGATTGATCTGTTCAAACCGGTAGCATAAGCCATGGAAAAGAAGGCTATCTCGGTTGTGGACCTCGAAGCTCCCAGCTTAGGCAATGAAAGAAGGACGTTTAGCATTGAACATGCTGAGCGCCTTCTTGACATTCCAAACTCTGGTTGGCAATTACCTGCTGACAGCAAACATCAATACTCAAAAGAAAATGGCATTACTGGAAAATCAAATAAAGGAACTACTGAAGGTTCGCTCTAAACAAGCAACCATCAGTTGTGCTATCAACCTTGAGAAGCGCGTTCGTTTTCATACGGAAGCGAATCTCAATTCGTCTGATATCACGAGTCCTTCAAATGATTTTCTAACTTGGGTCAATACATTGATTCCAAAAGACAAATTTGCCGTTTTTCAGAGTCTGTTCAAATTTCCATTAGCTACTACAGGGGTAGTAGAAGATGTATACCGCGAACTAGAACGTGTATTCAGCAGCCGTAATTACTCCGCGAATTACCAATTTACCGACAAGACTTTGTCAGATGATTGGGACTACTACAGGCAACACTTCTTGAAAGAACCTACAATCTGGAAAGAGATTGGCTGGCAGAAGATGAAAACATCTCCTAACAGTGTTCTTATAGTTGATATGCCAACTGTCCAAACAACTGATAAGCCTGAGCCTTACTTTTACTGGCTTGATATTTGTCATGTTCTCGATTACAGTACCAAAGATGGTCACTCAATCGATTACATCATTTTTACGCAAGAAGGTGAGAAAATAGCAGTGATTGACGAATTGTCCTACCGCGTGTACGCGTTTAAAGATAATGAAGTCGGCGCACTACTCACCATCAATGCACACGAACTTGGTTATTGCCCAGCACGTTTCTTTTGGAGTCAGCAATTGACTGACGAGCAGAAGGAACTGAAGAAAAACCCGATAACAAAAGAATTGTCCAATCTTGATTGGTACTTATTCTTTTCAACAGGCAAGCAGTACTTAGACTTATATGCTCCATATCCTATTTATAGTGCATACGAAGTTGCTTGTGATTTTGAAAACAATGAGACTGGCGAGTACTGTGATGGTGGTTTTCTAAAGAATGCAGACAGCCATTATCAAGTATATCAAGATGGATCTTTGCACAAGTGTCCGGTTTGTTCAGACAAAAAGATTGCTGGTCCAGGTTCATTTATACAGATTCCAATTCCATCAGTTGAAGATAGCATTTCAGACTTAAAGAATCCAGTTCAAATCACTACGATTGATATCGATTCACTCGATTACAATGTTAAAGAGTGCGAACGGATTAAGCTGAACATCATTACGTCTATCATTGGTACGAATGGAAATGTTTCAGAAAAGGAAGCCATTAACACAACACAGGTTTCAGCCAATTTTGAAAGTAAGACTTCTGTACTCAACAACTTAAAGACCAACTTTGAGAGGGCGCAGAAATTCGTTGAAGATACTGTTTGCAAGTTGCGTTATGGCAAAGGATTTATTTCTTCAGCCATTAATTGGGGAACTGAGTTTTATGTTTATTCTGTTGAAGACTTGTACAAGAAGTACGAGATTGCAAAGAAGAATGGAACTAACCAGTCAGAACTTGATGCTATTTCGAAGCAAATACTTGAAGTAGAATACAAGAATAACCCAGTACAGTTACAAAGACTATTGCTAATGAAGCAGTTAGAACCGTACAGGCATTACACTTTAGATGAAGTGCTTTCGATGGCTGATAAAGGCTTCTTATCAAAAGAAGAGATACTGTTGAAGATTAATTTCAATTCATATATTGACAGGTTCGAACGTGAAAACACGAATCTTATCGAGTTCGGTTCATTCCTGCAATTAGACAAGAAGTTATTTATTGTTAAACAAACACTATTATTGTATGTCAGAGAAGAAAAGACTGACTCAGCCCCAGTTGACAAAACTGCAGGAGGAGCACAAAACGTTGCTTGAAAAGAAAGAAGCCGGTACGATTACCGATTCTGAACAAGCCCGTCTTGGCGAAGTTACAGGCATTATCATTGATGATGAAGAACTCGCTGAAGAACAGAAACAGGCTGCTGAAAAAGCACTTGCTGAAAAGCAACTGAAAAAAGCAGAAAAGAAGGGTTACGAAGTACCCGAAGGTGAAGAAGACTTTGTCCACGTTTCGCAGTGGAAAGGTGACCTTTTCGACCCAAAAACTGGCAAAGAAGTTGCATCCAAGACCATACAGAAGTATGATGCCAAGGAATTTGCAAACTTTGCAAAGTATTCAACATCGTTGGGCTACTCCTACGAAGTTCTGTACACACCAGCTAAAAAGTAAAAGTAAAATGGCAATTACAAAAGACCTTTTAGAAGCAAACCCGTCACTCAGTGTTTTGACTGACGAGCAGAAGAATGCAATCACTGTTTTGAGTGCAAACGACGAACAGACTGTTATCAATACCAAAATTGGAGAAGTCCATGGTAACTATGACGCAGACATTCTTGCTGTTACTGGTGAAAAGAAGAACAACGGCGAAAAGACCTACGACTTTATGAAACGCGTACTTGGTACGTATAAAACAAAAGTTGAAGGTTCAACAACAGAATTGGAAGCACTGAAAACCACTAAAAAGGACCTTGAAGAACAAATCAAGAAAGGTGCAACTGACCCGATCATTGTAAAGAAGCTCACTGATGCTGAACAGACAATTGCACAACTACAAGAGTCAATCAAGGTTGAACAAAAGAAGGTTACTGATTCTACAGCACAGTTCGAACAAACAAGCAAATCTCTGAGAGCAGAGTTTGCACTTGACCAAGCTGTTGGTAAACTGAAATTCAAAGCAGGCATACCTGATTCAGTAGCAAAAACTCTCGCAGATGTAGCCAAGAAAGAGATTTTGGCAAATGCAGTACCAGACTTCATTGAAAAAGCTGATGGAACCAAACAGTTAGTCTTCAGAGACGCGAATGGTGAAATCATCAAGAATAAAGAAAAACTGAGTGAACCATTCACAGCAGAAGACTTTGTTTTTGGACATACTTCATTGAAAGAAATAATTGACCTTGGTGGAAAAGGTGCCGGTAGCGGTACAGGACCTAAAGGTGGTGGTACAGGTGGAAGCGGAACTTCATTGGACTTGTCAGGTGTCAAAACACAGTCCGATGCAGACGAAGTCATCATCTCACATCTGTTGAAAAGTGGTCTTACTAAAGGCTCAGTTGAATTCCAAAAGAAGCAGACTGAAATTCGTACAGAGCTGAAAGTCGGCGAAATGCCGATGCGATAATCATAAAAACGTGCAAGGGTAACACGCAAACTAGTATTCACAAAAACAAATTTTATTTATCATGAGTTTAATCAACACCAGAATCCAGAACATTATCGCAAAAGGTAATCTGGACAAGTTTGAAAGAAGGCCTAGTGCCTACGGAGCCCTTGACACGTTCATGAAACAGACTGAAGACAGCACTGGGCTTATTACCCAGGACTTGAAAGAAAAAGCTTTAGCTGCTGTTAACACGACACTTGAAGTTCCGGTAATCGACTACGATGGCGATGTAACAATCGACAACGTTTTGTCTGCAACCATTGCCGACGACGAGAACGTTTCCCAGAAGATTCAGATTACTTTTGCCACTTACTCGTGGGGTTTCACTGTAGTTCCTTCGATGTTCATGAACAACGAAATCAAAATGCAGGAAGACTTCGCCGCCAAGTTCGAAAAGTATCTGTACAAATTCGCCGGAACGTTGGAAGGTGTCGCTGTAGCCGCTTTGTCTGCTGTAAAGACGCAAGTTTTGAAAGACCCGTTGGACTACACCTTCGCTGCCAACAAACTGAACGCCACTTGGCCTCAGCGTGAAACACTGATCGGTGACATCGACCCCATGATGTTTGCAAACGATTTCTTTGGCGATGTCGATGTTATTGGCAACACAGGTATCCAAAGCATCATCAACAAACTGGCTCAGTCAGGCGTGTACAACGACAAAAATCTGCGCATGGAATATGCAGGCAAAGAACTCCACTGGAGCAATTTGATTGCAAATGCCACTGGCAAGTTCGGTACAGGTTTTGCAGTACAAAAAGGCTCTTTGGGCATCTTGACCAAATTCGAGCGTGAAGCATTGCTGCGTACGAAGGCAAGAACCGGTCACGAATGGGACATTGAAACTCTGCCGATGCTGAACATGCCTGTTGGTACGTACTACTACGAAAGTGTAGGCGACTTCAGTGCAATCAACGGTGCTGCATCTTCAGACATGAAGCGTGTCATGAAAGAACATTACGGCTTTGCTGTACAGGTTGCTTTTGTAACTGCTTACAATTCTGCTCCAGCCACACTTCCTAGCCCTATCATTTCGTTTGATATTGCTAAGGCAGTGTAAACTAACAAACTTCCCTGCTGTGTTCTAATCATCAGTGTTTTTTGTTGCCAGGCGGCATCGAGTGCTTTGGCATTCGGTGCCGTTCTTTTTATATAATAATTTAGCTGTCAATGTATGTATAAAGCCTTTCCAAAATAGCAGAAAGTAGCCAAATTTAAGTTTTAACTATATTGACGATTAAATATATTAGTTTTTAAAATAATGCCAGAAAATAGCCTAAAATAACTTACTCATACTATTATGCTACGACAAGATACAATAATGCAAAACATGCTTCATTTAGTTGGTTTCCAAAAAGATACTGAAGATGAAGTTGTGATTGCCAACAGCTTACTTAGAAGCGATTCTGGCTTATATTTTCAGCAAGGCCATCCATTGATTACTCTGAAGAACCTTGCGAGTGTAGCTCCGCAATTCACATCTGAATATGGTGTGTACGATGATTTCGTTATTGATACAGAGTACAAAGCTGGTGAAAAGTGTATGTACGGTGCACCTAATAAGGTTACATACAGAGCATTGGTCGATGTAACTCAGATTACACCAGGTACTGAACAAGCTAAAGGTAAGTGGGAAGAATATTCCAAACTATCAGAATGGCTTGAAAATAAAGTGGCAAGCAGCACACTCAAAGCGCTGCAAATGTTTTTCACAGAAAAGATGTCAGCAGGCACGGCAAGAAGTCTGTTAGATGATAAAATATTGTATGATGGCACTGGTCGCTTAACTGACCTATCCAAAAATACTAACTCGCTTGTTGGGTTTGAGATAACTCAACCACGAAGTAAGAATGCAACAGTAAAGATAAATAAAATAGGATTGCAGTGTTTGCAACCAGGTACTATTGACATTTATATAATGCATAGTAGCCAAGACGAACCGATCAAAGTAATCCCATTTGTAAAAACAAAGTCAAACTCACTTGAGTGGGTAACAGTTGATGACTTGTATTTGCCAAGTGTAGGTGCACAATCAGATGGTGGCAGTTATTACATTTGCTACAGACAATCACAACTTATAAATGGTAATGCTGCAATTTACAAAAGTATGGACTGGAGTGCAGGCCCATGTCCAACTTGTTCAAGGCAAATGATTTCGTCATGGCAAACAATGTCCAAGTACGTGCAAGTTCAACCATTTAAAGTTCAAGACGAATGGACCGAACAAAGCAAAAAGATGTGGGACGTTGCAAACAATCAATATATGTATTCTGACAATTTTGGCATAAACTTAGATTTGTCAATCATGTGTGATTTTACAGATTTCTTTGTTGCTCATAAATATGAGTTTGAAACATTGATTTTGAAGCAATTCACGATTGACATGTTTAAAGAGTTCATATACAATCCAAATGCACGAGTTAATCGTAATTCTGTCATTGCAGCCAAAGGTGAGTTACAATACGAGCTTGAAGGTGATGCTGGTGGATTTGGTGGTAAAGCTCCATCAGGGTTGATGTATGAGTACAAGAAAACGCTCAAAGCATTAAAAGTCGATATGAATGGCATTGACAGATACTGTATGCCTTGTAAAAATAATGGTATTAAATATGGTACCATCTAATGGATGCATTTGATGAAAAAATAAAAGTGTTAGAAGAATTTCTTACGTTAGGTATAAAAATAACGTTAAGGAATACAGTCAATGAACATGAAGTTGAAATTGCCGAAATGAATTCGGTTAATCAGCTTAGTGAACTTGGAGTTGATAGATACGGAACTGATATATTCAGTAGAGTGCCATACAGTCGATTCACAATTGATTGGAAAAGAGAGCATGGACAACCATTTGACCATGTAACATTGAGGAACACAGGCTATTTTCACAGTACATTCTATGTAAATGCAAACAACGAGTCATTTGAAATTGGGGCGGCAGACTCTAAAGTCTATGACTTAGTAAGAAAATATGGAGAGGGTATACTTGGTTTAACGGTTGAAAACTTGAGTACACTTGTTTGGGAAATTCTTTATCCGAGTTTACTAACCAATTTAAAAAGTCAGTTATAATGAGAGTAGTTACACAACATAAAAGTGAAGAACCTGTCTTATTAGACAAGGTTATTGATGAGATAATTGACAATCAAAAAGCAAAATTAACTTGGATAAATAATGCGTTCAGGTTAGCATATACATTAGAGCATGAAGTCCAAGGAAAGAAATTCAGGTATCCAGCAGTTTATACGGAACGCAATAATTATTGTTCTGTTCTTCCTGATGATTCTCTTGGAAATTTCTCGTTCATTGAAAAGAAAGACCCAGAAACAGTAATTCAGCGCGCTGGATTTTATGATATATCAGTTGATGTAGACATAATTTTCTGGTTCAATTTGTCAAGTATATATGAAACTCATAAAGTAGTAATGCTTGAAAATGTAAAAGATGATGTATTAAAATTGTTCAACTCAAAGAGCCTATTCAAATCATCGAGTATAATCGTAAATAAGGTATACGTGAATGCAGAAAATATATTTGATGGATATGATTTAAAGCAAGTCGAAAATCAATTTCTTATGATGCCTTATACTGGTATTAAATTAAGCTGCACAATAAAGTACACATCACCATGCTAACAAAAGTAGTATTAATAGCACTGCTCGTTACATTTACAATAATTGTAGCAGAAAAGTTTGGTATAATAAGCTATCTACAGTCAAACTTAAAAAGTAATCTGTTGAATAAACTTGTTAACTGTTACTTCTGTTTATCATTTTGGGTAGCTATGGTTTATTGTGTTGTTTTATCAGTTGCATTAAATGACTGGACATTTTTATTAGTACCAATATTTTCTTCACCAATATCAAGGTTTATAGCATGATAGCATTGAAACTAAATAAGCACAAGGTAGTTGTATATGATAGTATAGAAGACTTACCAATTGTCAATTACCACAAATACAATAAGTTGATGCTTGTTGATAGTGGTATAGGTAGTGAGTTAAGTGACATTGACGCTCATATAACTAAGATTGCAAGTTTCATAAAAACAAATCCAAACTTAGCTGTTGCAGAGCTAACTAACCTGCAACAATCACTTTATTTCATCAATCAAAATATAAGCCCAAAGAATATCGCGTACATGGCCCTTATATCAGAAGTAGATGGAGATAAAGTAACAGACTTGTCAGATGATAATTTAATGAAAATATTTGGGCTATTGAATGAAGAAAAAATGTCTTTACTTGAAAAAGTGTTCAATGGTTTAAAAAAAAAAATAAACGACGAACTTGAACAGTACTTTCCTTTGATTGCAGATAATGTACTTATAAAAGAAGCATACGAGCTAATTAAAAGAAGAGCTAACATACAATTACATGGTATTATTACTGGAGAAGATATACAAAAAGAAATAGATGGTATAAATACAGAGATTTTAACAAAAGAAAAACCTAAGGCATTTAGTGGCAAAGAGAGTATTCTTATTAAGATTGATAAGAATTTTGACCAAACTTGCATGCTAATTTCGCAGAAACTAAATGCTAACGCTAAAGTGTTGACAGTCATGGAATACTACAATGCTGTAGAACTTATTAGTGATAAAAAATAAATGTTAAAATATGTTAATTTTACAATTAAGTAATAAATAATTTGTATATTTATATCAAATAAAGGCCATGCCTCCCGAACTAAACCCGATAAGATACGCAGACATTGTCAGACCAGACAGTTCTATTAAGGATGCCATTTCGCAGCTTAAGCAGTTAAAAGGCATCTATGAGGAAACACTGGCTTCAATCTCAAGTTCGGCCACATCTTTTCAAACAAAACTTAGACCTGTTAGTGTAGGTATTAGTGAACAAAGAGAGGTAATTAAAAATACAGCCGAAGCTACAGACAATTTATTCGCATCATACAAAGCAGTATCGCAAGAAGTAATTGATGTTGATGCAAAAATTAAAGTTCTTAGCTCAAGTTTGGATAATGTGACCAAACTGACTAAAGAACAGGCACTCGCACGTAAGTCATATTCTATCGCTGCACTCGCAGATGCTAAAGTTCAAACAGAAATTGCTAATAAAGACCTTCTAAATGCTAAAACCTCTACAGAAGCATCAAAACAACTAACATTAGAATTGAACCGTCAAGTTCAAGCTAAGAAGTTAGATGTAATGGCTTCTAAAGAAAGTGAAAGAGCTACTAAGCAAGAAGAAACTTCTAAGAGAAGTATTATAAAAACTATTAAAGAAAAGGTTGCACAATCTATTGAAGAGATTGTTATTGCAAAAGAAGCTAAACAAATTGCTGCTTTAAATGCTGTAGTAACCAATAATAATGCAGATTCTTATAACAGGTTATCAGCTCAGTACAATCTAAACAAAATCAACTTAAATAAGTATTCGCAAGAAGTTATTGCGAGTTCTAAATTTCTTAGCGCGCAACAGGAAGAGTCTAAACACCTCTACACTGAAATGAGTCGTTTGCAAGAAGTTACTGGTAAGCACACACTACAAGTTGGTAATTACAGACGCGCTTGGAATGGCTTAAGTGTAGCAACTTCACAAGTTGTAAGAGAATTACCGGCAGCAGCTATGGGAATGAATACATTCTTCTTAGCAATTTCCAACAACATTCCAATCTTGATGGATGAAATTCAAAATCTAAGACTGGAGAATAAAGCGCTTCAAGCTGAAGGCAAAGCTACTATAAGTGTTGGAAAGCAAATGTTAAAGTCATTACTCAGTTTCAATACAGTTATGGTAATATTGCTCACAGTATTTTCAATGTTTGGCACTAAAATTGTAGCTTGGATAGAAGACCTTATTAAAGGTGATGCTGCTATTAAGAAATTAACTGCCTCACAAATGGGTCTTTTAACTTCTACAGAAGCCATGCGTAAAGGCTTAAATGGTAGTGAGTATCAGAAAGCTGTAGAGGGTATTAATAAAATGTCTAGTGAACTTAAGAATGCTAAAGGTAATCATGATTTAGAAAGGCAAGCTGTAGATGATTATAATAAGTCGCTAGGTATAACATTTGGCAAAGCAAAAGATGTTGACGGAGCACTAAAGTTAATTAGAGACAATAAAGATGCATATATACAAGCTATGCAGGCTATGACATTTGCAAATGTATTCTTTGGTGTAAGTGCTGAAGATGCAGTCAAGCGAATGGATATAAACATGAAAAGTCAAAAAGAACTGTTAAAAGATGCTGGTAAAGATGCTGAAAGTTTGCAAGGCCAATACTATGATTTAGGAGA